CTACTGATGACGGATTTTCAATTATTGTAACACCTACGGGTGTTCAAGCAACCTTTGCACTAGGAACGGCGACGGTAACACCTAACACGATTGTCATTCCAACAGGGGTACAAGCAACCTTTGCAGTTGGATCTCCAACTGTGACGGGAACAGCGACAGTCATTCCTACAGGAGTATATATTACTTCTGCTCTAGGAAGTGCAACCGTTACTGGAACAGCTGTGGTTATTCCTACAGGAGTTTCCTCGACTTTCAGTGTCGGAAGTGTTACATTAGAGTCAAGGTATTTCCCAACAGGAGTGCAGGCAACTTTCGCGCTTGGAACGGCAACGGTGACTGGAACGGCTACTGTTATTCCAACAGGAGTGCAGGCGGCTTTTGCAGTGGGAGATTTAAAGTTAACAATTTGGAACGGAGTGGACGACTCCTCTACAAATACATGGACGGTGGTACCAACAGGATAAGATATGGCAGATTCGACAATATTAAATTTAGATCTTCAGGCCACTGGCGCTAACGCTGGTACGTGGGGATCAAAAACTAATGACAACTTAGAGAAGGTAGAGAATGCCATTAAGGGATACACAGCAGTAAATATAGCTGGTAGTGGAACAGTAGCATTAACAGTTGCAAGTGGTGGTACGGGTGATCAACAAAGTAGAGCTTCTCTTAAATTAGAAGGAACCTTAAGTGGTGGTAGAGTATTAGAATGTGAAGCTAATCCAAACTGGTATTTTATTCATGATGCAACTACTCGTGCAGGGAACACTCTTACATTTGGACCAGCTGGAGGAACAGCAATTACCCTTCCTTATACAAACACTAAATACTTAATTTATACAGATGGCTCAACAGCCTTTGATGTCTTAACAAACATAGGAAATGTTTCCTCAGGAGGAACACTCAGTGCAACTGGTAATGTTTCTTTTGATGGTGGAACTTTTATTTTTAATGAAACCGGGGCTGATTTGGATGCTAGATTTGAAGGTGACTCAGACAATAATCTTCTCAGAACTGATGCATCAACTGACCGTATAGGAATTGGAATTGCAGCACCCTTGGCGAAGTTAGGAATTACCCAAACAAGTGCAACAGGTGCAGTACCTTGCATAGAGTTGGAACAAATAGATCAGGATTTTGCCTTTACTAACTACAAAGGAACAACGGCAGCGGATAGTTCAAAAAGTATTTCTACTTCAACTGCTGAAGCAGGAGCAAAATTCGGTGCGGTTAGGATAAGAATTAATGGTACTGATAAATGGATACGCGTTTACGATAGTGCTGTTTAGGAGGCTTAATGACTTTGATTAAGGTACAAGTAGCTCCAGGTGTTGACAAACAAGATACTCAATATGGTGCTGAAGGACGTTGGACCAATACGGACAACGTTCGTTTTCGTTACGGGCTTCCAGAAAAAATAGGAGGATGGGCGAAGGTTACATCCGATGCCTTAGTAGGCGCAGCGAGGGGACTTATTACTTGGTTCTCTTTAGATGGCGATCAATACGCAGTTACAGGAACAAACAAGAAACTTTATGCCTACCAAAATGGATCATGGTATGACATTACACCCATAAGAGTTACGGGTGCAAGCATTACAAATTTTACAACTAGCACAGGTTCTGCTACAGTAAAGGTTACAGATACAGCACACGGTGCCATCGAAGGAGATTTTGTTACCATCTCAAGTGTATCAGGAACAGCTAATGGAATAATAGCCGCTAATCTTGAAGGAGAATTTGAGATACAGGTAGTAGAAGACACAAATAATTATAACATCATTGCTAAAGCTGCAGCGACAGGAGCAGGCGCTTCAGGTGTTACAGGAACAGCAGAATATCAAATCAATACCAACCCAGCTATATCTATATTAGGATATGGATGGGGTGCAGGACCTTGGGGTGGTGTCAGTGGCGGACCGGGATGGGGAAAATCCCGTGCATCATTGGCTGCTCCAAATAGTGTTCAATTGGATTCAGGAAAATGGTCTCTAGATAACTGGGGGGAAGATGTATTAGCACAGCAATTAAATGGTGGACTTTATTATTGGGACACTTCAGCTAGTTCTACAACAGTACAACGTGCTGTCAGCTCAACTGTAGCGAATGCTCCTACATCCAGTAGGTTCATGATTGTATCAGGTACGGATAGACATGTGATATGTTGCGGAACAGAGACTACCATAGGTACTCCTACTTCAAGAGATGATATGTTTATTAGGTGGTGTGATCAAGAAAATGTTAATGAGTGGGCCCCTACCGCTATTAATACTGCAGGAACTCAACGATTAACCGACGGTAGTAAACTTATTGCAGCTGAACGTTCACGTGGTGCAGTCTTAATATGGACTGATAATGCTTTGTACCAGATGCAATTGATTGGTGCGCCGTTTACATTTGGATTTTCACAACTAGGATCTGCATGCGGAGCATGTGGATTACATGCAACAGTGGAGAGCAATGGAAGAGCTTTCTGGATGGGAACTGATTCATTCTTCATGTTTGATGGTTCTGTTCAAAAGATTCCATGTTCTATAGAAGATTTTGTGTTTAAAGATATTGATGAGGCATCACAGAAGGATACCTTTGCAGCATTGAATACTGAATTTAATGAAGTGACTTGGTTTTATCCGTCTAATGGATCCTCTGTCATAGACAGAGCAGCAACTTTTAATTATGCGGAGAAAGTATGGTATAATGGTACTCTATCACGTTCATCATGGGCTGATAAAGGCGTCTATCAATATCCTTATGCAACCGAATATAATGCAACTGATTCAAGTGCAACCATTAGTGCTATTAGTGGACTTACAGATGGAAGAAGTTTTATGCACGCTCAGGAGAATGGAAAAAATGCTGATGGATCAGCGTTAAGTTCTGAAATAAAATCAGGAGATTTTGTTATTCCTCAAGCTGGGGAAAGACTTATGTCAATTAAAAGATTTATTCCTGACTTTAAAAATTTATCCGGAACAGTTAACGTGGAACTAGATTTTAAATTATACCCAACAAGTAGCACTGTAACTAATGGTCCTTTCTCCGTCACTACCTCCACTACAAAAGTGGACACACGTGCGAGAGGAAGACAAGGGGCTATTAAGATTACAAGTTCTGCTATTAATACAACATGGCGTTATGGTACATACCGTGCGGACATACAACAGGATGGAATGAGATAATGTCACAGATAAACATACCAAGACTTCCTGCGGCGCAGGATGAGTACAGTAAGGAACAAATCAACCAGATGATCCAGACACTGGATCTACTAATTCAGCTTCTGAATTCTTCTTACACACCAGAACAATTAAAGAACGAAGATGAAGCGCTATCATGGTTTCTAAATTAAATGGCTAACAATTATAAAAAAGTTATGACAACAGTTACATCCACAGGGGATTCAACAATCTATACTGTGCCGGCTACTACTACCACACTTGTTAAAACTGCATGGGTATATAATAATTCAGGGGGCTCAGCTATAATAAGCTTAAAGATAAATTCAACCTTACTGAGCACCAATAGTGCCGTGACTGATAAAGCTACGGAATCCTTCTTTTATTTAGCTTCAAGTGACATTGGAGTGATGGAGGCTGGAGACATACTGAAGATTAATACCAACGCACAACCAGTAAATGTTTACTTAGGTATATTAGAGATATCAAAATGATTGATAATACAGAAAATACTTGCTATAAGGAGAGATTATGCCTATAAATGATGATGCAGTAATAGAATACGTGGAGGTCAATGGGGAACAAGTTCCTAAAGTTGTTGTCCCTGCGGAAGTAACTATTACGAACACGGCAACAGGAAAAGAATACGGATCAGCGAAGGAAGCTGATGATGACGTTGACAATCCTGCAACTTCTACCAAGCGTGAACACATCCGGCAGGATGTTGTCATCAAGGTTGCAATTCACAAAATTTTAGAAGGAGTTACAGGTAAAGTATAATGCATAACACCAACAATTCAGAACGTAGATGGGTATCACAAGAGCGACCTCAATGGGCAATTCAAGGTCACCCTAGA